ATTGTCAGCAGTGAATTGCCTTTCAGTGAAAGCGGTGTGCCACTATACATCAAGAACTTGAAAAAGATCTATGTAGATGTGGATCAATCTACTTCAGAGTCTTTGATACGAACTTTGAGTGGTGTTAATATCACTAGAGATACTATCACGGTGGTTGTGTATTTTGCCAATGATGCCAAAACCATACCACCAAACTATGATGATGTTGTTGAACTGATTAGAACTGCCAAAGACATTCTACCTACTACCAGTGGTTTCACCAGTAGAGAAGTAGATGTCAGCACCAGTTTTGACACAGACAAACTCGTCACAGAAATAGAATTGCGATACATTAAACTAACATAAGGAGCCACACCATGGCATATATTAATCCAGGACCAGGCACATCAAGTCAAATTGTTCTTACAATTGACACAACTGCCAGTTCTACAGTAACAGGAAGTCCACCAACTGCAATCGTATTAGGCGCAAGTGCATTAGCTGTGCCTGCAATCCAAGACGTGACTATTAACGCAGCCAACGATATTTTTACTTGGAGTCAGTTGGACAGCAGTGCTAAACAACAGGTAGCAACAACTTCTACAAATTCATTGAGCATGAACATTGTGGTTGATGATGCCAGTTTCTTTGGCACCACTCTCAACGCTGCTCAATCAGCAGTGGTTGCAGATCAAGGCCTATTAGGTCTAAGCCGCAACAAGACACCAATCTGCTTTACACTGAAGATGCGTGAAAATTCATCTACAGATAGAGTAATCAAAGGACAAGGCTTTATCACTGGTCTTGCACCAACAGTGTCAGCAGATGCACCTGTATGGGTATCACCTATCACTATCACAGTGACAGGCGAATACATAGTTGCTACTTCCTAAGCAATACCTGGGAGCGAACTATCGTAAGATAGACTGAAAGGGGGCGTAAAAACCCCCTTTCTTTTATGCTTAACTAAATACAAAGGTAAAAGATTTATGGATATTTTAGATTCAAAGTCAGACAATGAATTGCTTCAAAGTCTGATTGCAGAGATTGCCAAATGCACTAATGAAATAAAGTGTGCCAAAGGTGATATAGAAAAAGCTCAGAGCAGACTGAAATTTATTTTAGTAGTTGCTCATACAATGATACATAGACAAAAGGATTAACAGATGAAACTTTCCCAAATTGCAGCCAAACCCAAACTTATAGTATTCTCTCTTGACGATGAAGCCACGGTCAAAGAATACGGCGAACCAGTTGAATTTTATTCCTGGGATCGCCAACCCCTTGATATCTTTATGAGATTAGCCAATGCAGATCAACAGAATCTTGTAGAAATGATCACATTGGTCAAGACATTGATCTTAGATGAAGAGGGCAAAGAAATTATCAAAGATGAAAACATGTTGCCTAGCAATCTTTTAATCAAAGTCATTGCCAAGGTTGTTGAAACTCTGGGAAAGTGATAGGGCAAGACGTTGAATGGGACAGCACTGACACCAGTTTGATGCTGACTCTCAACAATCTCGCCAAGGAATATGGGTTGTTGCCCAGCGAGGCCCTGAGCAGAGCAACAACATTTGATTTATATGTGTTGGATTTGTCAGCAAGATATTTCAGACACAAGCAGGATCAAGCAGACGGCAAGGTCAGTAGTGTAGATAAAAATTACAGCACTGATGAACTGCGTGAAATGCTACATAATGCAAGGAGCTGATACACCGTGAAGACCAATATAAGAATGACTCAGAACACCATGACCAAGAGTCTCAAAGATCTTGAAGCAAGGATCTCTTCAATACCTGCCAAAGCCTATGAGTATTTTGTCAGTCAAACACCCATAGACAAAGGCAATGCTCGTCGCCGCACTGTGTTAAAAAACAATACCATACACGCTGATTATGCCTATGCTCAAACATTGGATCAAGGCAGTAGCAAACAAGCACCCAAGGGCATGAGTGAGCCCACAGAGAAATATGTTGCCACAATTACCAAACAAATGTTGAGGAAATAATATGGCGGGCGATCTAAGATATTCAATAACCACTGATGTCACAGGCAGTGTATCACCACTGCAAAAACTACAATCAGAAGTTACTAAAACACAGGCTTCTTTTGGGGATCTCAAGAGCGCAATAGGTAGTTTGGCCATTGGTGCCTTTGTTACCAGCGCCTTTCAATTAGCAGATAGTGTTAATGATATTGCTGATGCCAGTGGTATGGCCTTAAAGAATGTCATGGGCTTCAGCAGTGCTATTGCTGACGCAGGCGGCAGTGTTGATGGTGCTCTAAACGGCATAGGTCGTTTTAACCAGACACTAAATGAAGCGGTTGAAGGCAGCAAAAACAGTCAAAATGCTTTCCTTGAATTAGGAATATCATTTAAAGAGTTAGAAACTCTAAGCGAACAAGATCTATTACGTAGAACCATACAAGGATTGGCCAATACCAATGATGCTGCCAAACGTACTGCGTTAGCAGTTGCTATCTTTAACAAGAGTTTTGCCAGTGTAGACTTTGCCAAAGTCAATGCCAATCTTGACGAATTTATCAAGAAGAGTGGGCTTAGTGCTGCCTCAGTGAAAGCCGCAGGCGATGCCAGTGGTAATTTTGCTTTAGCATTTAAGAAATTGCAGATAGAACTATTAGCTGCCTTGGAACCAATTAGTAAACTCGCAGCCAGCATCAATACCGCAGGCGAAGCATTTGGTAGTTTTATCAAAATCATAGTGCAGATTGGGGCTGTGGTTGCCAGCTTCTTCATATTAGGTAAGGCAGTGGCATTGGTCACAGCAGGATTTGTGGCAGTTAAAGCAGGTATTGCGGCAGTAGTTTCAGTAACGTCAATAGGAGTTAATTTATTCCGTAACTTTGGTGCTGTCATGGGACAATTGAACAGCACAGGTAGTTTTTTACGTCAGACGTTAAAGACGCTTCTAGACTACCTTCCTGACATAGGAAAATTTGCTGTTAAAAGCATACCAGGTATTGGTGCCTTGGGAGTGGCGTTTTCTTTTGTAGCAGATCAGGCCAGTGATGCTTATAATAAACTAAAACAATTATTTGGTCTAGAAGATCCGCGAAATGCTGAAGCTGGCAATTCAAGAGGCACAAGAGATCCTAAATTTGAAGCGGCAGCGGCAGCGGCAAAAGAAGCTGAGGCAGCAAAATTAAGAGAAATCAAGACTGAAAATCAAAAAATTGCCAGTGAACTGCAGAAAATCCTGCAAAGCTACAAGGACACAAATGCAGAGGCCAACAAGAAATTTGCCTTAGACACCGCAGCCATTAATCAAACTGATAAACAGAAATTAGCAGCCCAAGAAAGATTCGCGGCTGAAAAAACTTTCAATCAAGAACTATCTAAACTACAAGATCAAATAAGTCAACGTCGCCAAGCAGGCACGCCTGTGGATCTCGCAGTTATCCCAAAACTTCAAGAAGCACAGAAGAAATTAACACAAGAATACCAAGCACAGAAAACAGCCATTGATGGATTAGTAGATTCTAGAATCAAAGATGAACGTGCAAAACAAGTCAGCCTGTTTGCCACACAGTCATTCATAGGACTGCAACTAGAAGCAGACAAATTAGCTGAACGTTCTGCCTTGCAACTATTGCCACTACAGGCCAAAGGTTATCTAGAAGTAGAGTTGGCTGCTCGCCGTAGTGCAGAAGCTGCCATTGCTGCTGAAGAAGCACGTCGTGGTGAGAAATTAGATCCTACTGAAGCCGCTGAATATTATCAAGCCGCTAGACAAGGCATAGAAGGTGTAAAAACTGCACAGGATGCTTTGAATGCCAGCACTGCTGAATACAATCTCTTGCAGTTTAGCCTAAGGTCACAGTTTGATCTACAAAAGAAAATCAGAGACATTCAGCATGAAATGAGCACAGCCACTCTCAGCGGCATTGCCAAGAAGTATGCTGACATTGAAAAAGCTGCCAGTGATGCTGCTGAAGCACAGATACAAGCAGAAGAAGTTCGCACTGGTAAAAATCTAGATGAGAATCAACGCAAGGCCTATTATGAAACAGCAAGAAAAGGCATTGAAGAACTTAAACAAGCAGAAACTGAAAGTTATGAAGCCAGCCGTAATGGTCTGACTGGTCTAAAGAAAGCACTGAATGAATATGTTGATGATGCTACCAATGCTGCCAAGAATGTAGAAAACGTGTTCCGCAAAGCCACACAGGGCATGGAAGACATGATTGTGAAGTTTGCCAAGACTGGTAAGTTTGAATTCAAAGAGTTTGTAAACTCAATGCTAGAAGATTTACTGCGCAGTCAGATTCGCCAGACCATGGCCAACTTGTTTACCATGTCAGGCAATCAAGTCAAGGGTGGCGGAGGCGGCTTGTTTGGTGGCAGTATCATACCAGGCATATTGGCAGCAGGCGGTCCTGTTAGTGATCGTCGTCCTTACATTGTTGGTGAGAGAGGTCCAGAATTGTTTGTGCCAAACTCA